GCTGAAAGCTAATAAGGCAGCAAATGTGCCCGTTCAGAGAGAGGGTCATCATGCCAACCGAACCGGCGAGGATAGGATCTCCCAGCTGTATGCAAGCATCTCGATAGATGTCTTGCAGGCGGCCATTACAATCCATCGGGGCTCCCGGCCACAAGCCGGGTCTCTAATGGGGTAGTGATTCCGAAGTTTCTTCGGGGACTCTACCTAATGGTTTTTCACGAGACCGGATCTCTGAGGGAGGATTGCAGTACGGAGGCTATCTTCTTCCTAAGACAGATTCTGTCTGTTGGTAAGAAGACGGTCTACCCCTGCAGCGGTCGCGCAGTCGAGGACGAAGTCCTCGAGTTCGTGGCCACCGACAGCCAGCTACCAGAACCTGAACAGTTCTGGGAGGCTTCGTCTCCCTCCGACCTCGTCGCTCCTGTGCCTTACCAAGGTTTTGGTAACTCACAGTTGCTAAGAGATCGGATTGACACGTACGACGCGCTAACGCGCGCCGAGCTGTCGATCTTCCTGACTAACCTCGATACTGTATCGGGGATAGTCACCACCACCCTAGGGCCTTATCGGCCCGCAGATTGGAGGTTCAGACATGGTCCTGGCGCTATTTCAGAAACTACGGCCATTTGCAACAAGTATTCTTGGCGCAATTGGTCCGAAGTTCTGGAAATGGAGTACCCTCTTGCTGATTGTGGCTTTCATAATCATGCTAGTTGGGCAGATAGGTGCAAAAATGGTGTGGGGATCGAATCTACGATTCCGTCCTCACGCCTCATCGCTGTTCCCAAGACCTTTACGGGACCGCGGCTTATTGCCGCGGAACCGTCTGAGCACCAGTGGTGCCAGCAAAACAGCTGGGACTACTTTAGCTCCCGTACCAGACGAAGTTGGCTCAGTCGATTCGTCGCATTCCGCGACCAATCACTCAACCAATCACTCTGCACGGAAGGGTCGGAAACGGGCTCGCTCGCGACCGTCGATCTTTCGGCGGCATCGGATCGAGTCACCTGTCACGTCGCAGGGCAGTTCTTCCGGGGTAACCCAGGATTACTGCGAGCACTGCGAGCGTCTCGTACCCGTCGTGTAACACAAAAACTGACGCTTCGTGCGCCAGCTTGTGTGAAGCTGAGAAAATTCTCAACGATGGGTAGCGCCAACACTTTTCCTGTTGAGTCTCTGATATTCCTAAGCATAGCACTTGCAGCCGTAGCTACCAAGCGCGGTTTCAGGCATCTAAGCCCATGGGTTATCCAGAGTCTCGAGAGGGAAGTGGCCGTCTTTGGAGATGACATAGTCATCCCCTCTGACAGTCGGGAGCTGTTCGTACGGGCTCTTGAAGTCTAGTACTTCAAGGTCAATGACCAAAAGTCTTTCTGGACTGGAAAGTTCAGAGAGTCTTGCGGCGTTGATTCCTTCGACGGCACTAACGTGACGCCGGTTTATTGGAAGCAACCGTACGATGGCGGACCAGAGTCTCTATCCAGTGTAGTAGAGTGTCGCAATAACTTTTACAAGAAGTTCTTGCTAAACACTGCTGCCTACCTGGAGTCGACACTACCACGAGGGTTACCTCAGGTAGCTATGGACTCTGGAGTCTTTGGTTTGAAGACCC